GGCGAAGGCGGCGGCCACGGCGGAGGGAGCATGAGCATCCGCGCTGCCCAGGCCATGCTCTGCGTCCTCGCGGTGGCCCTGGCGATCGCCCTCGCGATCTGGTGCTGCGAGGCGCTCGGGTGATGATGCCGGCGCAGAGCGAGAGGCCGGTGCTGCGGGGCGACTGCGCCGCCCAGCCGCGCCCGTGCTCGTGGGTGGGCTGTCGCTATCACCTGGGCTCCGGGGCGTCCGAGTCGTGCGCGCTCGATGTGGCAGACCGCGGGGACCACGACAGGGCGGAGGTCGCGGTCATCCTCGGGCTCTCCGAGGAGGAGGTCGCCGAGATCGAGGCGGAGGCGTTCGAGCACGCGAGCGAGCTGTGCCGAAGCGTCGGCATCGAGCCAGAGGATCTCGCCCTGGCCGCGGAGGCTGAGCACCTCGCCCAGGCGAGGGACCTCGGCGCCGAGGTGTCGTCCAGGCGCTACGCCTCCGGACGCAGGCAGGAGGTCATCGACGAGCTGCTGTGGGTCGTCGAATCGATGCAGCGGGCCCCGCTGGGGGCCTGCGAGAAGGAGCACGTGATGGAGCAGACGTTGGAGCTCGCGGCGCGCATCGAGAGCGCTGCGAGGATCAGGGAGCGCGAGGCCGTGGCCAAGGCCAAGCTCGTGGCCGCCCAGGCTGAGATGAGGGAGGTCTGCGCCGTGAAGGCCGATGCGCTCGCGCAGCTCATCGAAGACCCCTCCGTGGTCGCCTTCCTCACCCTGGTTCGTGACTACGCGCCGCCAGACTCGGAGCCAGAACAGGCCGACCAGACCGAGGCGGGGAAGCTCAAGGGGTGGCTCATCGCCCATCCTGGACGGACCTTCACGCGGCAGGAGCTCTGCGCTGAGACCGGGGTCTCGATCAAGACCGCCGCTCCGTACCTGTCCGAGTGGACTGGTACCCTGGTTTCCCATCCTGGGAAGGGGGTGTGGATCTCGATCGCCGTCCAACCGGCGGACGAAGAAAAGGGGGCCGCGTGACGGCGGTCGAGCTCGTCATCCGTACCATCTACGGCAGGATCCTGTCCATGAGCGGGCCGATCCCCGCCGACCTGATGGACCCCGACGAGCTCGCGGCGCTGCTCCAGCCCCACGAGTTGGACATCGCCGCCGACGCCGAGGCCATCTGCGAGCTCGTCGAGGCGGCCCGTCGGGACGGCGCGGCGCGGGTCTACACGCGGTTCAGAAAGGCCGAGGGACTCGACCCGGAGATGGTCGACCAGGTCATGGAGTCGGATGACCTGACCGAACATGAGGCCTTCGCGGAGGAGCACCTCGCGGACGGAGGAGTCGCCCTGCGGCTCACGGCCGCGGGGTAGCATGGTCTGGTGGCAAGGACGAAGGGTCCGGCGCCGAACGCCGCGAAGCGCCGCAGGACGTCGCAGAAACCGCCAGGGGGGAAGAGCATCTCGGCCGTCGAGGTGCTCCTCCGGGAGCGCGCCATCGAGGCGCTCCTGACCCGCGGCGTCGGGCGGGGCGAGCTCAGGGAGGCGCTCCTCGAGGAGCACGGCTGGGACATCTCGGTCAGGACCATCGACGATTACCTCGCTCGAATCAGGTCCCGCCTCGAGGCGGATGGCGAGGAGGAGCGCCAGCTCCGCCGCGCCGTGTTGATCGAGGCCAACCTGGCGCTGGACAAAATGATCCTCGAGAAGCTCAGGGCCAGGGACGACCTGGTCCCGTCCTACTCGAACCTGATCGCCCTCCGACGGCTCCGTGCCCAACTCGAGGACGTGCTCCCACGGCCGGGTCCGACGACGAGCGGCGAGCCCCGCGGTGACGAGCTCCACGACGACGAGCTCGACGACCTCAGCGACAAGCAGCTCGAGACCTATGCCGTCAGCGGGAAGCTCCCTCACGGCACGTCATGAGCACGGGCGACGTCTGGTCCGAGCACCGGCGGCGTGCGCGGGCGCGCCGCCTGCTGGACGAGCGGCGGGCACGGCGAGACCCTGCCTCCTTCGTCCAGCACTGCTTCCGCGATGAGAAGACCGGGAAGCCGGTCGAAAACGCCCCCCACCACGTCGCCTGGCAGTCGTTTCTCTCGGCCACCAGGTGGGGCGTCGTCGTCGCCCCCGTCGAGCACGGGAAGTCGGTCCAGATCGGCATCGGCCGGGTCATCTGGGAGCTGGGGAACAACCCGGACCTCCGCATCCTGCTCGTCGGGGAGTCTGGGGCCTCGGCGGAGAAGCTGCTGCGCGGGATCATGCAGCAGATCCAGTACAACCCCCGCGTCCGGAGGGTGTTCCCCGCGCTGCGTCCGGGGACGAGGAAGGGCGACCAGTGGAACGAGTCGAACATCACGGTCGAGCGCCCGGGGCTCGCCCGTGACCCGTCGGTGCAGGCCCGGGGCATCGGCTCCCTCAACATCATCGGGAGCCGGCTCGACCTGGTCGTGCTCGACGACTGCCTCAACTTCGAGAACACGGCGACAAAGCTCCAGCGGGACAAGCTCGAGGACTGGTTCGACACGGTGGTCTTCACCCGGCTCGTCGACGACTACGAGTCGGGGGCGTTCGGGCGGGTCTTCGCCATCGGCACCCCGTGGAACGGCGACGATCTACTGCACCGCCTGTCGCGTCGGGAGGGGTGGCGGAGCTCGAGGTGGAGCGCCGTCGAGAACCCAGACGACCCGCCGGCGCGGTGGCGCCCGACGTGGCGGGGCAAGTGGCCGCTCCAGCGGCTCCTCGAGAAGCGAACGGGCATGACCGAGACGGCCTTCGCGAGGAAGTACCTCTGCCGGGTGCTATCGGAGGGTCTGCGCCGGTTCAAGCGCGCCTGGATCGACCACATGTTCCGGCAGGGCAAGGGGCGTCGGCTCGGGACGTGGCCGCGCTGGCGCGGGGCGTTGCTGCGCTGCGTGACGGGGGTGGACATCGGGATCGGCCAGCGCGACGTGGACGCGCTCACGTCCATCTTCACGCTCGCCGTCGAGCCTCGGTCGAAGCGGCGCATCGTCGTCGAGCTCAAGAGTGGGCATTGGACCGGACCGGAGATCCTCGACGAGCTCGAGAAGACGACGACCGCCTACGGCTCCGAGCTCATCGTCGAGTCGAACGCAGCGCAGAAGTTCATCGCCCAGTTCTCCCGCGAGCGTGGCATCGCGGTCAGGACCTATTTCACGACTGCGTCGAACAAGTTCGACGAGGAGCTCGGGGTGGAGAGCCTCGCGGTCGAGATGAGGAACGGGCTCTGGATCGTGCCGAGCCCGACTGGCCGTCTCGAGGACGCCGACCCGGAGCTCAGGGCCTGGGCCGAGGAGTTACTCGAGTTCGACCCGGCCCAGCACACCGGAGACCGCCTGATGGCGTCGTGGATCGCCCGTCAGGGCGCCCTCGGCTGGACGGAGGACCGCGTCGGGCGGTCCGACCACACCTTCCGGTAGAGGAGGGCCGCCCCGGGCCCCTCGCCCCCGTGTGGTAGGCTCGCCTCATGCGCTGGGACGATCGAAAGCTGATCCCGTCCGCCACGGTCGACGCCGACCCGATCGCGACGCCCGCCGCCGTGCCGATCGATCGGACGTTCCGGATGAACGACCGCGAGCCGCAGTCGGACGCACTCTCGCGCTCGCTCCTCGTCGGGCTCCACGCCCCGGCCGTCGAGCACCTCACCTTCGAGCTCTACGCCATGGACGAGGAGGACGAGGAGGCTGCCTGGGCGGCGCGGCGGTGGTCGCTGGTCGCGTCGGGCGCGGTCCAGGGCGGGCAAGTCGCCCAGGCCGTCCCGGTCCCAGGCGCGGCGGGGTTCGTGGCGGGCGGGGAATTCTACCTGCGCGTGACGGTCAACGGTCTCACGGCCACGAGGACGCTCGTCCTCCGGGCCACGAACTGACGACGGAGGATCGCAATGGCGCTGTGGCTGTGTCTCTCGAAGTTCGACGGCATCCTGAACGGGGTCGAGTACCGGCACCGCCCTGGCGACGTCGTCGACGACGCGCAGGAGCCTGTGGCGGCGCTCCGGCTCGTGGGGCTCGACTGCTACTCCTACGTCCCCTCGGCGGGGCTCACCGCGGCGATCGCGGCCTACAACGAGGCACACGGCGCGGACGCCGACCCGCCCGGCCTGCTCGAGACCCTCGTCGCGGCGGGGCTTAATGCGGGGAGCTTCTCCTTCGCGGCGCCGGTGAACGTCTCCACCACGGCCAACGCCGAGGGAGCCGCGACGACCCTCTCGCGGTCGGACCACAAGCACGACGTGACAACGGCCGTGCCTGGCGGTGCCGTGGCCCCAGGGGCCGTGGCCGCCGAGGGCGCGGGCGCGGCGGTGGCAAACGCGAATCACGTGCACACGTGTCCTGCCACGTGGGCGCCTGACCCGCACCACGCTGCTCACGAGCCCGGCGGCGCCGACGAGATCGCGAGGCTCGTCTCGCTGATCGGCCGATTGGGCGCTGGCAACTGGCCCGAGATCGACGGGTTCGATGGAGGTGCCATCCTCGCCGCCGGAGGTGACGTGGTGATCGTGGGCAGGCATCTGCTCCAGGGGCAGACCTTCGCCCACCTCGTCCTGGGGGCGAGCCTCGACATCATCGCCTGCCGCCCGGGTGACGCGGGGAACCTGATCGAGGTGGAGGTCATCGACTCCGGCCTCGGCGGCCTGACGCTCGCCTTCGCAGGAGGCGTTCTCACCATCGACCAGGGCGGGTCGGGCTCGAACGAGAACACGGTCGCGATGGCGGTCAACAACGCCGCGAGCCCGGCCTACCAGGTGCTTCGTGCGAACAGCGGTGGCGGTGGCGCGGTCCCCGTCACGGCGCAAGCCCCGCTCGCCGGAGGTGCAGGGGATGGCTGGGAGTGCATCGTCGGTGGGGTCGATGCGCCCGTCCTCCATGACGTCGGGGCTGCGGTCTCGAACGCGAACCTCGCGGAGGGAGGGGCGACGGTGACGGTCCCGGCCCTCGCGCCGTGGGTCGCGACCGACATCGTCACCACGGCCATCCGCACCGACGGCATCATGTCCCAGCCCATCTCCTGCGAGCTCGCCTGATCCGGGGCCGCGAAAGGGCCGCTTTCGCTGCGTGCTACCCTCCGAGGCATGGAGCAGCCCCTCCTCCCCGAAGTAGCAGGCTCTGACGACGTCTCGAGCCTCGTCCCTCTGCGGCGCGTGGCGCTCAAGGACTTCGTCGATCAGGGGCGGTGCGGCGACCTTCTTCGGCGCGAGAGCTATCTCCGCTGCACCCAGCACGACCACAAGCCCTTCGACTTTTACGGGCACTTCCTGCGCTTCGGCGACCTCGTCGACATCAGGCCCGACGACTACGTGCCGATGAAGCGGCGACGTCCCCTCGTCCGGATGGACCTCGCGAAGGTCATCGTAGAGTCCCTCACCGCGATGATCTTTGGGAGCGACCACTGGCCCACCGTCGCGGTGCCAGGCGATCCGGAGGCGGAGGACTTCGCCCGCGAGCTCTGCCGGGCCTCGCGGCTCCCGGTCCGGATGATCGAGGCCCGAAACCTCGGCGGGGCCTGCGGGACCGCGATCCTCTCCTGGGGCTTCGTCCAGGGGCGACCCCTCGTCGAGGTCCACCAGCCCGCCCACGTCGAGGTCCTCGAATGGGCCTCGTGGCCCGAGCGCCGCCCCGCGAAGGCGATCAAGGTCTACCCCTACGAGCGCCGCGTCTGGGACGTCGAGGGGAAGCCCAGGGACAAGACCTACTACTACGCACGCTACTGGGACGACACCGTCGACGTGACCTGGAGGGAGGTCCCCGAGGACGTCGCCGCCACGGGGCAGTGGACGAGGACCCCCGCCGTGGTGGTGCGGCACGACGCCGGGATCTGCCCTGTCTACCTCGTCCAGAACCTCCCGAACTCGGCGGCGGTGGACGGCTGGTCCGACTTCGAGGGACAGGAGGAGGGGTGCGACTCGATCGACGTCCTGCTCTCGGCCACGGTGACCGGGACGACCTCGAACGTGGACCCGACCGTGGTCATCAAGGACACCCGGAGCAACAACGAGGGAGTGGTCCGGAAGGGGACCGGGCACGCCATCTACGCCCCGGGCGGGGCGAACTACCTAGAGCTCTCGGGCTCGGCCGTGGGGGCGGCCCGGGAGCTGCTCCGGGACCTGCGTCAGTACGAGCTGGACAAGGCGGGGGTGGTCATCCTCGACGCCGAGAAGATGAGCGGCGCGGGGATCAGCGCCGCCGCGATGCGGACGCGCTACGCCAGGATGCTGGCCAAGTGCGACCTCCTGCTCGAGCAGTACGGACCCGTCGTCACCGCCATCATCGGGGACATGCTGACCGTGGCCCGGCGGCTCCGGACGGTTCGCGTGGGGCCTGACGGCGTGCGGTACTGGTCCAAGGTCGACCTCCCTCCCCGGATCGAAGAGACCGAGGAGGGGACGGTGGCGGTGGAGCGGACCCCGGGGGTGTCGAGCAACGTCACGCTCTCCTGGCCGCCTTACTTCCCCGCGACGTGGCAGGACCGCAAGGAGGCCGCCGCGACTGCGAAGGACGCCTCGGGCGGGCAGCAGGTGATCAGCCGGAAGACGGCCGTCCAGGCCGTCGCCGGGCTCTTCGGGGTCGAGGACGTGGCGCGGGAGATCGAGGCGATCGAGGAGGACCAGGAGGAGAGCTCCCGTCGCGCCCGCGACATCCTCGACGCCGGGGCCCCCCGCCTCGGGCTCCAGGGAGAAAACGACGAGGACCAGCCCGACGAGGACGAGCCGCCGCCGGCAGGGACGTCCGACGACGAGGAGTAATCGGTGGGAGACCACGCCGCCGCGGACGCCGCCATCGAGCGGTTTCTCCGTCGAACCGAGGCGCTCGTCACCCTCGCCGACCCGGCGGGCCGCGCGACGGCCCGGGCTCTCCTCGAGGTGCTGGTCGATGCGGACCGCGACCTCGAGCGGAGGCTCCAGACCTGGGCGAGGGCGCACGGCGGCGGGGGCTCGGCCTTCACCGAGCAATCTCTCCTGGCGTACCGAGAACAGGTGCAGGCGGCGCTCCTCGTCGCCAGGCGCGGCCTCGGGGAGATCGTGGACGAGGCGGCGCTCCGGGCGGTCTCCCTCTCGCTCGAGCGCACCACGCGGCTGCTGCGCGACCTCGAGGCGGCCAACTCGGGCATCGTCCGTCCGCTTCGGCTCGACGAGGCGGTGATCGCGAGGGTTCGGCCCTCCCTGCTGGCCCGGCACGCGACCTGCGTCGACCGCTACGGCGCGGCGATGGTGCGGGCCGCCGAGCTCGAGCTCTCGCGCGGGCTCGCGGCGGGGGAGACCCAGCTCGAGATGGTGGAGCGCCTCATCAGGATGCGAGGCCCGGCGGGGATGGTCTCGATGCGAGCGGTGGCGGTCCAGCCGGGGATGGTGGTCAGGGTCGCGGAGGAGGAGATCCCCGAGGGGCTCTTCGTCAGGTACCGTTCCTGGGCCTGGCGGATCGTGCGGACCGAGGTGGCCGAGGCGCAGAACGCGACGGCGCAGGCGGAGATCGAGGAGGCGGCGCGGGAGCTCCCCGACATGAAGCGGAAGATCCTCGCCGTGCTCGACCAGCGCACGGCGCGAGACTCGATCGGCGTCCACGGGCAGGTCAGGGGGCGAGCCGAGCACTTCCGGGACGGCGCTGGCCGGGAGTACCTACGGCCGCCGTCGAGGCCGCACGATCGGGAGACGCTCGTCCCGTGGCGACCGGGCTGGGACGAGACGCGGCGCTCGCGGCCGCTCTCGAAGGCCGAGCAAGACAGGATGTGGGAGCGGAACTCGCGCTGGCAGGCCGAGCAGCAGGCTCGCAGGACCAGGGCGAGGCGAGCGCAGGCGAGGCCGGAGCGAAAGACCAGGAAGCCTCCTCCGACCATTGCGAGCAGGAGGAGGGGACGGCGGCCGCCAGGCGCCCCTATCCCTCCGGTGGCTCCTCGGAGGCAAACATCGACCAGGACAAGGGGGAACCCGGCAGCTATTTCCCGCGGCTTCGGAGATCTGAGTCGTCGTCAGCGAGCGATCCTGGACCAGCTTCCTGGGTACGGGAACGAGGTCGAACTCCACCGGCGGTCGGTTTCGATGAGGGATCTCGCCGCCATGACAGCGAAGACCGGGGTTGAGTTCCTGATGCTGACACGGAGGGGCAAGCGCTTGATCATTCGGGGGTGGGAGCGCGGATTCGACTACGTGGTCACCCCGGAGTGGGCTCAAGACAAAGCGGCGCAGGGATGGAGGCTGTCGGGGCACACTCATCGCAAGTTTCAGGGCCAGCATCCATCTGTTTCCCTGATGTCCTCGGATGGGGATCGGGCCATCCTGGAAGCGTTTGGACAGAGGAGGAGCTGCATCTACAACGAGGCAGGCGACTTCGACGTCTTCGAGGTCGGCGACCAGTCCGAGGAGCCCGAATGATCTTCGTACCACTCGTCCCATCTGGCGCGGGGGACAAGCGACAGCCCCCCAGAGCGTCTGTCGATGAAGTACACGGCGAGGCGACGGCCGAGCTCCGGACGTTCTCCAGGGATGTACACCTGGCACCTCGCGAGGCCCTTCCTGAACGATAGCCCCGTGGTGAGACGCTGCCGATCCGGCTCTGAAAGCGCCTCGTACTCCTTCGACGTCAGGAAGTCCTTCCTGACCATCGAGGCGATGTCTTCTGCGCGGAGCGGCATCGATCCCAATCTGACTCCTTCGATCGACCAGGTCAAGCCCCGTGCTACGCTCGGCCCATGTCGAAGCTCATCGAAGCCTCCGGCACCCTCACCGTCCAGTCCGACGTCTCGGTCACCGGCCAGGGCCGGGACCAGCGCCAGCTCACGCTCGGCCCAGGCGGCTCGTCCACGGGGCAGCGTTACTTCGAGGCTGTGGCCTCGGCGCAGCCCGAGCTGGCCACCCCCGGCGCGGTCGGCGCGGCCTTCGAGGAACTCGACCCGCTCGACGGGCTCTCCGAGATCCAGCTCCTCTACCTGCGCTCGAGCGCCCAGGTCGTGCTCCGGCTCTACGCGCTGCCCGCCGAGCTCCTGGCCGTCGCTGGGCTCTTCCCCACCGGCTTCTCCGGGGGGGAGTCCCTCGTGATGACGATCGACGGCGCCGCCGTCACCACGACGTTTCTGGCAGGCGACCAGACGGCCGACGACTGCGCGAAGCGGATCAACGCGGCGTGCGCGCTCCTCGGCATCGCCACCCCAGTGGTGACGGTCGAGAGCGGGCAGCTCAAGGTCGTTGGGTCGGCCACGAAGGTGGCGAGCGGAGGGTTGGGGCAGATCGCGGTCACAGCAGGCGCTCCGGCCACTCGGCTCGGGCTCGCGGCGGCGACGAACCCAGAGTACTCCGACGCCCAGGGCCAGGACATCACCGTGGACGGGCTGTTCCTCTCGGAGTTCCCCCGCACCGGTTCTCGCATCCTGACGAAGGTCACGGTGTCCGGCCAGGCCACGCTCGACGTGGTCGCGGCCGGGCGCTCGTGATCGACCTGCTAGGATAGGCGCGTCTGATGAATCCAGGAGGTCCCCAATGGCAAGCACCGTGAAGGCCGAGCTCGACAAGGCCAACCCCAACATCCTGCCCTCGGCGGCACAGGCGGCCCAGCTTGGCACCGGCCTCGGTGCCTGCACGGCCCGAACCTTCTCCGGCACGGTCGGGACCGTGACGGCGAACATCCTGACGCTCCCCGTCGGCGCCAAGGCGCGGCAGATCCTGCGCTGCTTCGTCTGCACGTCGGGCGCGGCCGGAACCGGCGACAAGGTGGTCGTGGCGGCCGAGGCGACCCCGATCGCGGGGCAGTGCTCCGTGACGCAGACCGGCGACGTGGAGTTCGCCGCTGCGGACGCCGCGCTCGACGTCGAGGTGACCTACATCCCGGTCGAGGGCGAGCTCGTCACCGAGACCATCCCGGTCACCGCGGGCGGCGCGGGCACCTTCCTCCAGGGGAAGAGAGCCACCATGCTGATGACCGCCACGCTGAACGCCCCCGGCGCGGCCCCCGGCGCGAAGATCATCGACGACCGCGGCACCGCCTCGGCGGCGGGACACGCCGCCCTCACGGTCGCCGGGACGGGCTGCGTCTTCAACGCGGCCGACTGCACCGCGGCCTGCACGGCGGACGTGACCTACTACGCCGTCCCTGGGGTCGGGGTGGCCGAGGACTCGTTCGGCGAGCGGCTCGAGGCCGCCTTCGACATCGGCTGAGCCCACGCCCACGCCCACGCCCACGCCAAGGAGGAGGAGGAGCACTGACCGATGGACGACCCAACGACCACGAACCAGGCGTCGAACCAGGCGTCGAACCCGAACCACGGCGCCGCGGGGGAGCAGATCCAGCTCACCCCCGAGGCGCTCAAGGCGCGGCTCGACCGGGAGCGCGAGAAGAGCCTCGAGGCGTTCGTGAAGAGCCTCGGGTTCGATACGCTGGACGCCGCTCATGCGTGGAAGGCCGAGGCCGACAAGGCTGCGAAGGCGGCCGAGGATCGCAAGCGGGCCGAGATGGCCGAGCTGGACCGCTACAAGGCCGATCTCGCCGAGGCGCAGCAGGCCGCGGCCGCCGCTGACGCAAAGGCGAAGGCCGCCGAGGCCGCGGCGGCGAACGCCGCGACGCAGTCCCGGCGGCTCGAGCTGCTCGCCTCGAAGGGGGTCTCGAACCTGCGCTACGGCCTCTTCTGCCTCGAACAGGCCAGGGCATCGGACCCTGAGGCAGACGAGGGGAAGGTGCTTGACGAGCTTCTCGCGAAGGCGAGCGAGAAGGCCGCCCTCGGCGTGGCGCAGCCGACCCCCGTCGCCCAGCCTGCCCAGACGGCGCCGAGCCAGAGCGGCCCCGCCCCGACCCCGGCCAGCCCACAGCAGAGCTTCGACGCGCTCGCGGCCGCCCCTGACCAGTGGCTTGCCAGAAAGCGCCAGCTCGGCCTCGCCTGAACCTGGGCCCAAGCTGCCTCGTGCTATCGTCGTCGTCGTGAGTCGAGAATCCCAATCCCCTACGGGACGCCGCCGGTCAACTGGGCGTGATCAGGGGTCGTGATCTCGAAGGCTGACAACCATCGGAGGAAAGACCATGACCATCGTCCTCGCTGGCATCCCGGCATCCATCGTGAACCTCATCCAGGACAACACCCTGGCCCGCTACGTCAAGGAGGTGCTGTTCGAGGAGCTGCTCTTCCGCGCCGAGGCGACCCCGGAGAAGTGGGCCGCGAACCTGGGAGACTCGATGCTGATCTCCCGCTCCGGGAGGCTTCCGATCGTGACGGCGCCGCTGGTCCCCGGCTTCGACCCGGCGCCCCAGCAGTACGCCATCGAGCAGTTCCGGGTGACGGCCTCGCAGTACGGCTCCACGATCGACACCCACATGCCGACCGCCCGGACGACCATCGTCAGCAAGCTGATGCAGGACACGCAGAAGCTAGGCGAGCAGGCCGGCGCGTCGCTCAACCGGGTGGTCCGGAACAGGCTCTTCAGGGCCTACTGCGGCGGCCACACGGTGGCGCTCGCGGTCGCGGCGATCGGTGCGTGGCAGGTCCGTGTGGCCTCGCTCAACGGCTTCACGGAGCGACAGCTCAACGGCAGGCCGACGCCCGTCTCGGCGGCGGCCCCGCTGGGCGTGACCTTCGGCGGCGCCGCGGGCGAGCCGGCCAACACGGTCGTGGCGGCGACGCCGGACAACCCGGCGCAGCCCTTCGGCCCCGGCACCCTCACCATGGGCGCCGCCCTCACGGCGGGCCTGGCGGCGCGGGACGCGGTGATGGCGGACAACCGGCCCACCATCATCCGGGTCGGCGGCGGCAACAGCGTCGACGCGATCGGCGCGGGCGACCGGATCTCGTTGCAGGACATCATCAACGCCGTCGCGACCCTCGGCGCCCAGAACGTGAAGCCCCACGCTTCGGGGTTCTACAACCACCACCTCTCGACCTTCGCCGAGGCGCAGCTCTTCATGGACAACGCCTGGCAGCGGCTCCACGAGAGCCAGCCCGAGAACGACGCCTACGTGCGGTTCCGGGTCGGCAGGAAGGCCGGCTGCGACCACATCCGCAACACCCAGTGCCCCCACAACCTCAACTCCGGTGCGCTCGTGGCCACCGGCGCCGGCGGCGCGGCTGCGGCCTTCTGCGCCCCGGACCTCGGCGCGGAGGTGATCAACAACGCCGGACAGCGGATCGGCCGAACCATCATCACCGGGCGTGACGCGCTGATGGAGATGTACATCGACGAGGCCGAGTTCATGACCGAGGCCGGCGTCACCGGGAAGATCGGCTCCTTCAACGTGACGAACGCGGGAGTCCAGATCGTGACGGACCGCATCCGGTACATCCTCCGGGCGCCCCAGGATCGGCTGCAGCAGGTCGTCAGCCAGTCCTGGAGCTGGTCCGGCGACGTCGGCGTCCCCTCCGACGAGCTCGCCGACGGCGGCGCTGCCACCTTCCGGAGGGCCGTCGTGATCGAGCACGCGCTCTGATCCGGCGCCTCCGGCGGGTGCTGGCCCGCCTGCGTGCTACCCTCCTCTCCCATGGCGAAGCACACCGACTGGACCAAGGCGGAGCTCCTCGCGAAAGCCGTAGAGCTCGGCGCAGAGGTCAGGCCAGGATCGACAAAGGCTGACCTCCTCGTCGTCGTGGACGAGGCGGAGCAGGCTCGCGCCCTCGCCACCGGGGTACCCTCCGAGGCGTCAGATTTCGGCGACCTGCCCGACGAGGTCGAGCCGGCGCCGGAGCCGGAGCCTCACTTCACCGACGTCGAGACCGAGCCTCTCGCACCGCCACCTCCCCCGCCCCCGCCGAACGCTGGGCGGCTTCCGCCGCAGGCCACGAGGTGGCGGCTCAAGGCGGACCTCTCCGTGGTGGTCTGCGGGATTCCGATCCAGCTCAGGGCGGGGCGCGAGCTTCTGTCGAGCCAGTACGACATGGACCGGCTCCGCCTCGCTGGCGCCGAGCTCGAGCCCGTCGCCGAAGGCTGACCGCTTCCCCCTGACGACTCGGACCCCCGTGCTACCCTCGGCTCATGGCGCGCCTCACCACTGACGAGCAGGCCAGAATCCTTCGCGCCCTCGGGTATCCGAACTGGATCGCGCTGGCCTCGAGCTTCCAGCTCGGCTACCCGGCGCCGTCGCAGCCCGAGTACCTGGTCCGCGACGCCTTCGACCGCATCACCGACGAGGGGCTCGAGCTGGTCCGGCGCGACCTGCGCGAGGTCGAGAGCTGCGAGCTGCAGTTGAGCGACGCCCGCACGAGGCTCAAGGCGACGAAGGTGGGCGAGATCCTCACCAACCAAGGCGAGACCGCTGCGCTCAGAGGGGAGCTCGCCTA